TGTAAATAAATTAAACTTTGGAGATACATTAGATACTGATTATATTTCACAACAATTTGCTAAAGCTGCAAATAGAGAATATGGTAAATCATATTATGTGGATACTGCTAACTTTTTCTCACAAGGTGAGTTTAATGTTAAAACTACATTTGCATCTGACCCATTAGTTAGAATTGCAGGAACAGGTTTATCAGGTAGTGTTAGTGGATTAAATCCTCAACCAATAGCATATCAATTACCAGGTCAATATGCAATTTCACAAAATACCAATCCATCATATGTTTGTAATGGTATTGCAAATCAAACAATATTCTCATCTACGGGTGTATTAGAAGATAGTGCAGTATTATACTTTGATGCATATGGAGTTACTCCATTGACAGGATATAAATGGATTCTAGATTATAATACTTGTGAATTATTCTCAATAAACACTTCAACTGCAGTTGCAACAGATACAGGAGATACTTGTTCAACTTATGGATATCCTTGTTTATAAATAAATTATTATGAGTCAAATTATACCAATATACATACCCACTTTTATTAGTGACCAAAACTTCAATCCAAGCAGAGTTTTACCACATATCTATTTTTACAATGGATTGATAGATTGTGAGCAGTGGTGGATGGAAAGTGGCAGTTTAACTAATTCTGGTGTTACTTATGCACAAAATGCATTTCCATATTTTGACAACTATAATGTAGTAACTGGTAGCTTTCCAACAACAAATAGTGATAGTTTGCTTTTTAATAATGAAGCTGCAGCGTATGGAGAAATACCAACCGGTAGTCTTTACACAAATTATTGGGAAACTTATATTTCACTGCTTTATAATCCTAAAACAAGATTATTAAATTGTGAAGCAATTATACCTTTAGCTGATTATATTAAAATGGAATTGAATGATGTAGTAAACTTTAGAGGTAACTATTATCATTTAAGAGCAATAAACGATTATTCATTGAAAGATGGTAGTTGTCAATTACAATTATTAGGGCCAATCATTGGTGATACATTGAGTGATTTACAACCTATACCAACACCACCAACTGGTAGCACTGCATATGCAACTGCATCAATTCATTTGGAGGAATATAACGCAAGTCCGGCTGCATTCATTGATGCAAACTTAATTGTATCTGGAACGGCTTATTATTTTAGTGGTGACTTTACACAAAGTATTTCTGGTGGAACAATTGCTAATGTAGTTATGGAAGGTAAAGATGGTGGTTCAACTGTTTGGGGTGGATATACAACTGCATCTGCAACATTGACAACTTTGGATAACGGAACTTTAATTACAAGTTCAACACAATACATTTATTCAGGTAGTGGTGATACAGTTATAACATTCCCAACAACATTTACAGCAGGACATAATATTACAATTTCAGGTAGCACTGCGGTTATACCAACTGGAAGTTGTTGCACACCTACAATAACTACTGCATCAGTTAGTGGAGGAAATATTAGTATTTTCTTTACAACAGGTAGTGGATGTTCTGGTTGCACTGCAACAACAATAGAAAGGTCATCAGATGGTTCAACATGGGGTGGAAGCAATACTGCAGGATGTAATTCTCCAAGAGTAATTACTGCACCTACTGCATCAACATATTATAGAATGTATGAAACTTGTGGAGCATTAACATCATCATTCTCTAACTCATATTATTATGTTAGTGGGTCGGGAACGGCAACATTAGCTTGGTCATTTAGTGAAACAGGTGGAGCAGTTGGAACTATGGATTTATATGTAAACGGGTCAATTGTTGTAAGTAGAAGTTTCACATCAAGTGGAACATATACAGTAAATGTTGGTGATACAATCAATGTTGAAGTAAATTGTAATACATGTGGTTCACCTGATACTTATTCAAATGTAGAATGCACAGGTATTATAAGTGATATAGATTGTGTTAATAATGGAATAGCAAATATATTTACATCAGTTTATACAGTTCAATTAGCTGATGTTGGAACTACACTTAATTTAGATAATTTTGCAGCATGTGGTGGTGCTTGTTTATAATCACTAATTTATAATAAAAAGATTGTTTTTAAGATATGATAAAAGGTATAATTGAATTATTGAATACAGGAGAACATTATAACATTTCTGATAGGGTTGAAATAGCAAAAGGTAAACATAAATTGCCAACAACATGGAGAGATGTATGGTATAAAATAAAAAGACACGCATGGCAGACAAACAAGTAAAAGTAAAGGTTGATGTAGAAACCAATGTAGAACCATCTATTGCTGCTCTTAAAGAACTTAAAAAGCAATTGAAGGAAACTGCTGCTGGCTCAAATGAGTTCAAAATACTACAACAACAAATTAATGATACAGAGGATGCAATCAAATCTGCAAGAACTGGTGCATCTAACTTTACGGAAGTATTAGGACAATTACCAGGACCTATTGGTGAAATTGGTAACAAAGTATCAGGTGCAGTTAATACCTTAAAACAATTTGGTGGATTAAAATTTGCTGACTTAAAAGCATCATTTGTTGAATTAGGAAAAGATTTAACAGATGCAGCAAAAGGTTTAGGTGAACTTACAGGTATCACAAGAGCATATACTGTCTTAAACGGATTTTTAGCTAAATCATTTGTTCAGGTTGGAGTTGGTGAAGCTGCTGCAGCCGCAGGAGCAAAAGCATTATCTGCTGCATTGATTGCAACTGGTATTGGTGCATTGGTGGTATTATTAGGAACTGCAGCATCTGCATTATATGAAATGGCAACGGGTGAAAAAGAAGCAGCAGCTGCAGCGGATGTATTAAATAGAGCATTAGAAAGACAAAACGAATTATTAGAATTAAATGCAGCAGATACAAATAGACGAAATAAAGTTGAATTAGCTAGATTAAAATCACAAGGTGCTGATGCACAAAAGATTAGAGAAACTCAATTTAGACAGGCTAAAGATACATACGAACAGGCATATAAAGATGAGCAAGAAGCTGTAAAATTATATAATGATAATTTAGGTAAAGCAGATGCAGAAGGTCTTAAAAAGTTAGGAGATAATTTAACTAAAAGACAACAGGCAACAAAAGATGCATATGCAACTGCACAAGAAGTAGGATTAAATAATAAAGCAGATGAGTTAAAAGAAGAGGAAGCAAAGAATAAAGAGCTAGCTGGTAAAAATAAAGTTGCAAGTGATAAGAAGATAGCTCAGAAACAAAGAGAGTTAGATGAATTAAAAAGATTAAGAGACCAAGAATTAGGTGAAGTTAGAAAAGGTGAAGAAGAGGCATTCAAAGCAACTTTGGATGAAAGAGATAGAACTGAATATGAAATAAATCAAAAGTATGCTGCATTAATTGCAACTGCTACAAAGTATAAGCAAGATACTACAATATTAGAAACAGGTCTTCAGGCAGAACTTGCTACAATGAGAAAGAAGTTTGCAGAAGAAGATGCTGATAAGAAGAAGGAATTAGATGAAAAAGAAACTGAAAGACTTAAAAAGAAAGGTGAGGATGAAAGAGGTATTGTATTATTAGGATTACAAACTAAATTAGAAGCATTAGATGCTGAAAATAAAAAGATTGATGGTGACTTTGAAGCTGACTTACAAAGATTAACACAACAAAGAGATATCCTTAAAGAACAAGAAACTACTGAATTACAAAATACTGAATTAACTGAATTTGAAAAAACTCAAATCAGAAAGAAATATGCAGATGCTAGAAAGGATATTAGTGACCAAGAGATAGCAACAGAGAAAGCTGCAGCACAGGCCAAACAAGAAATCAATATGGCTTACCTACAATTGTTTGAACAATTTGGTAATCTATTGAGTCAAGTTGCAGGTAAGAATAAAGCATTAGCAATTGCAGGTATTATTATATCACAAGCTGCATCAATAGGACAAATTGTGGCAAACACAGGTATAGCAAATGCAAAAGCAGTTGCTGCATCTCCACTTACATTTGGAGCACCTTGGGTTTTAATTAATACTATATCAGCAGGTTTAAGTATTGCATCAACAATTGCATCAGCAGTTAAATCAATACAACAAATTAATTCTGCAGCATCACAAGCCGGTGTAACTGGTGGAGGTAGTGGAGGTTCGGTTGGAGCAGCACCAAATATACCAACACCAAAAGTTGGTGGAGCAGCTGCACCTACAATAAATGTTAGTGGTGGACAAAATCCATCTACTGCAATTGCACAATCAATTAACAAAGCACAAGCTCCCCTGAAAGCTTATGTGGTGAGTGGTGAAGTTTCATCACAACAAGCATTAGATAGGAGGACTAGTAGAGCAGCTACATTTGTTGGGGGATAACTATTTTTAATCTTAAAAGTGTTTTTAATATATGAAATTGTATGAACTTAAAGTTGAAGAGGATGGTGTTGATGAAGTCTTTGCTATTAGTTTAGTTGAGGCTCCAGCAATAGAAATGGATTGGATTGCTTTTGATAAAGAAGAAGTAATGTTTGCATCTGTTGATAAAGACCAACAAATGTTAATTGGCCCAATCTTAATACCTGATAAAAAGATATTAAGAGTAGATGGTGAAGGTCAACCTTATCATGTATTCCTAACAAAAGATACGATTAAAACCGTTGCTCAAAATTACTTAATGAAAAAGTATACGGATAAAGCAACATTAGAACATGATAAAAGTATCAAAGGAGTTCATTTAGTTGAGAGTTGGATTAAAGAAGGAAAGTTAGATAAGAGCAGTAGATATGGTTTGAATGTGCCTGAAGGAACTTGGATGGGTATGTTTAAGATTAGTGATAATAACTTATGGAATGATTATGTTAAAACTGGAAAGGTAAAAGGATTTTCTATTGAAGGTTTATTTGAACATAAATTAATTCAGGCATCAAAAGAAGAAATCTTACTTTCTAAAAATATTGAAGAATTGACAGATGAAGAAGCATTAGTTGTATTATCTTATATGAAAAATATAATCAAAAAAGATAGTAGATATAAAGCAGGTAAGAGAGTAGAGATGGAAAGTTATTCAGACTATCCAGATGGTGTTAAAAGTAATGCTAAAGCAGCATTAAAATATGCAGATGATAATGGTTGGGGAAGTTGTGGAACTCCTGTTGGAAAACAAAGAGCAAATCAATTAGCAAAGGGTGAACCAATTAGTGTAGATACAATAAAGAGAATGTATTCTTTTTTAAGTAGACATGAAGGTGATTTACAAAGTTCAAAATCATTTACGGATGGTTGTGGATATCTTATGTATATGGCTTGGGGTGGAAAGAGTGGATTGGGTTGGAGTAGGAATAAGTTAAGAACATTAGGTTTATTAACTGAAACCGAAGCAATGCCGTCTATACCAAGCAGTTCATACGCAGGAGAACCGGCAAAAAAGAAAGATAAAAAAGATTTAATTGTTGCACCAGCATTGATATAATGAATAGTAACTCTTATCATAATAAACTTATCCAATTCAAAGGTATTGATATCAGTTTATCTGAATTTCAAGACTTATTAGAAAGTTCATCTCGTAACAATAAGATAAGAGTTGAATGGACTACATTAGAAGGTAATGTGGATTATTATTATATGTGGTGGGATAGTGGAGCATATGTGGGTGGAGAGGCCGGTGGGTCTTCTACAAAAGCATCAGAAGGTATGTTTAACATAAAGACAACATTGAATAGTGAAACTGGTAGGTCACAATGGAGAACATTAGATTTACAAACAGTATCAAAAGCAAGATTTGAAAATAAATTATATAAAATAAATTAAATTAATATGAGCAAAGTAATTAACTTGGGCGGTAATGTAGAAAATGGTCAATTTTCAGGTGGACAAACTGTAACAGGTTCAAATCCAATTGGTAGTTTACCATTTACTGCAACAGGATTGTATGTTGGAACACAAGGAAGTGGAACATCACAATTAGTAGCAAAGACTGTTGATGGTTCAGTATTGACATTTGTAAGTGCTAGTGGATTTATCCCTGGTATCTTTACTGCAATATCATCATCAACGACTGTAGGCAACATTATCGCATTAAGATAAAAATAAAAGAATATGTTGTATTTAAGAAATACTAACCAAGTCCAAACTCTTGCACAAGCAATTGAGAGAGGAACTTCTGTAACACCACCAGTGCCACCTGTAACAGGAAGTTATTTTAATGGTTTAGGTAGGACACAATATCAACCTGGATTTGGTGGACAGGGTGCTCCTGCAATGACACCATCATCATTTACAGGTTCGCAGTATCAAATAGGAACTGCAATTGCAGATAGTGGGTCATTACAACCGACATTCTTAACATCAGGTAGTATTAATACAGGTAGTGCACAATGGTTAGGATATTTCTTACCATCAACAACTGAAACATATAGTTTCTATTTGAACTCTGATGATACATCTTATTGGTGGGTAGGTAATGCAGCAACTGCATCTTTACCTTTAACATCATCTGCATTAGTATCAAACATACCACCATATACTGGTTATACAGGTAGTATTGCATTAACATCAGGAAGTTATGTTCCAGTTAGAATACAATATACAGGTGTAGCAGGTCCTGATTATTTCAGTGCAAGTTTCTCAACACCAACAATTACTAAAACAACCGACTTTACAAATTACACATTCTGTAATACTGCATCGTTAGGTTTCTAAAATTATAAATTATGGGATACACAACATCTTGCACAGAACAAATAGTAGGACAATCAATAACAATATTAAAGAAATAATATGCCAATTCCAAAACCACAAGGTGGAGAACAAGAGGACAAATATATCAGCAGATGTATTTCTGAAATTGGAAGTGAATACGATGTAGAAGGTCAAGCTTATGCAGTTTGTAAAAGCACTTACGATAAAGATAGGATGTCTAAAATAACCGACACTATGGGTAAGGTAATGGCAAGAGTGGCATACGATACAAAGTTTAGAGGAATAAACCTATTAGCAACTGGATTAGAAGATGCTTGTTGGGAAGGTTACGAGGCAATTGGAACAAAAGATATGGATGGTAGAGAAGTCCCTAACTGTGTTCCTATTTCAGAACCAAAATAAAATAACATGATGCACTTATTCCGAAAGGAAAAGTTTGACTACAATCTTTATGATTTGCAGTTAAAAGTAGAGGCACAACAAAAACAAATTGATGAATTAAGAGAATTAATTTTACAATTATCAAAAGACATAAACTCATTACAAATTGAAGTGAATTATTTATCAAATCAAAAATACGGAAAGGGATTATAATGGCAAAAGGATTATCACCTGTGAAAGCAGTTAAAACTAAAAAGAAAGGAAAAGCCAAAAAAGGGAACGGGCCAAAAGATAAACCAACTAAAAAATATGTTGGACAAGGTAAGTAGTCAAAATCCCCACAAAATAGGTTATAACCTAATTTAAGAGACTTTATTTGTAAAGTAAGGATAATATACCAAAAGTAACTAAACCCTCAGGAATGGGGGTTTTTTAATGCACTTACTTTTTGGCAATATCAATATTTATTTGTATATTGTAGTATATGAAATTTTGGGATAGTGAAATAATAGAAAAGGATTTTAACTTTAATAAGAATAAGGAATTACTTATTCAAAACTTAAATGAATTAAGTAGTATGTCAGTTGAAGAAAGCACACTCTATAAAAAGTGGGGTGAGTTTAATGATGACTTACATACATCAATGATGAGATTGCCGGTATTACATTCATACATTGGTAGTCTATGGAGACCTACCGATATAATGGACAAAGACTTAACTATTGCAGAAATCAATTCTTTGCAACCTTACATAGAGATTACAGACGAAACTACTAAATGGACTGATGTTAGGATGTTGATTAGTTCTATGGAGTTTACTGCAAACCCAGGTAGAAATATTAAAGCATTTGTCAAAGATAGAGTAAGTGGTAAATTGTTAGGAGTAATTGCATTAGGTTCGGACATATCTAGTTTAGGTGTTAGAGATAAGTTTATAGGTTGGACTAGAGATAATAAGTTTAAGGATGGTAAGTTAAACAATACATGTATTGGAACGGCTATTATACCAACACAACCATTAGGGTTTAATTTCTTAGGTGGTAAGTTAATTGCTGCACTAACTACATCTCCTGTATTTAGAAAAGAATGGTTTGAAAGATATAACGATACATTAGTTGCAGTAGAAACTACAGCATTATATGGTGGGAGTAGTCAATATAATAGTATTCCTCATTTCAAAGGATTAGGACATTCATCAGGGTTAGTAAAGATAAAACCAGACGATTGGATTTATAACATTTGGAAAGACTATATTAAAGAGAAGTATCCAGAGAAGTATAAACAGGCACAATTGAAAACTGGCCCTAAACAAAATGTAATAAATTTAATATTCAAAGAATTAGGTATTAAAGGTAATTCATATTTTCACGGATATAAAAGAGGTGTTTACTTTGCATCCATATATGAGAATGGTAATGATTATCTTTGTGGTAAAATTGAAGTGAAAGATTTGAAGATGAAAGATAAGTTTATAGAAGGTGATGATTATACTATTCGTTGGTGGAAAGATAAAGCAATTAAACGATATACAACCCTACATACCGAAAATAGGTTAAAAGATGAAACTCTATTCTATTCAAACATAATTGGTATGACATGGAATGATTGTAAAGAGAAATACCTAAAAGATGTAGGTAGGTAAAAAACGAAGTGAAAACTGTGTGTTTTTATACATAGTAAAAAATCACTATATATAACTCGTTGATAACATAATAAATTCCCCTATTTTTCCTAACTTATTGATAATCAACGAGTTATGCATTTTAACAAAAATTTAACATATTTTTAGCTAATCAATTGATAATCAATGAGTTAAGCAAAATCTGTCATATATGGTAAAAATATATGTATAACTCGTTAATACTCAATAAAGAATTTTTTGCATTTTGACAAATCGTCTCATAAAGCCCATTGCCGGAGTAAAATATTGTCGTATCTTTATGTATTGGGTCGAGAGAGTATAGAGGTGGATATGTAATAGGTTGATTATCAACCATTTATATCTAACTCATTGATACTCAATCGGTTACAAAATTATCAACAAAACCTCCCATATGTGAGAAAATACATATAAAAGTAAAATGACTAAAAAAGTTATGACAAACGAAGTAGACAACAATTTAATTAAAGACAAACAATTTACGGAAGAATATTTGTGGTTTCTTGCACAAATTCATCCCGACCAATTTAATGAAAAAATGACGGATTGGTGTGATTTAATAGAAAAATATCCTACATTTAATAATGTGTATGATATGGTAAATGATTTGTTATGTATCACCAATGATAATGGAAAGGTTATTCCTGGTCCTAAATTATTTAAGAAAGTATACAAAGTCCATGAATGGACTAATACTCCGTCTAAAAAACTTAGTATGGAAAAAAACTATCAAAAGGTTAAAACAATTTGGTTACAATCCCTTTGTGAAAAACTTAACATTAGTAAATAATCAAAATAGGGGAAGTGAAATATCTTCCCCTTTTAATAAACAAACAAAAATATAATATAAAAAAAAAGTTATGAAAAACAAATTGACAAAAAAACAGATGAAAGATTTAGGGTATGATAAAATGACAAAAAAACAGCTGCAAGATTTGAGAAAAGATGATTGGGAAAATCAACAAAAAATTCTTTATTGGAAAGATTTGTTATCTAAATATCCTACATTTGATAATGCATATGATTATATGAACGATATACTTTCTTATACGGATGAAAATGGAGTTGTTAGAAAAAGACCCTCTGCATCAGAAAAAGAGAGTCAAATCATTAGAAAATATTATTTAGAAAGTATTTGTAAGGAATATAATATCGGTAAATAATTAATTAAAATATAAAAAAAAGTAAAATGACAAACAAAGTAAAAACAGTAAAAATGAGTAAAAAACAAGAATTAGAAAATGTATGGTTTGATGCCTACGATTTATTATCAAACGCAGGTTTTGATATTTTAATTGACGAAAATGGTGATAATTCTATGACGGTTTTCCATAGAGATTATCAAATGGTTTTTGGTAAAAATGGTATGACATTAAAAAAAGATACAAGTAAATAATATAAAAAAAGTAAAATGACAAAGAAAGTAAATGTGATTGAAAATGTATTTGAAATTATTTGGGACAAATGGTTTGAATATATTAAAAAAAGAAGTAATTCTCAAAAGTATATTAAGTGTGAATTTGACAATTATATTTGGTGGAATAGAGATGAAGCTGATTGGATGAATGCACCTTATTTTGAAGATTACTTTGACAATAAAGATTATTGGATTAAAAAGTATTCAAATCCAAAATACTTTGATAAGGAAGCAAAAGAGCAATTTAAGAATTACTTTGATGAAATGTATTCTTCGTATAAAGAAAATGGGTATGTATAATATGAGTAAAGAGATAACATTGGAAAGATTGGCTAAAGCAATCATTGAAACAAAAAAAGAAGTAATGCATCTTAAAGCTGAATTAGAGAAAGTTCAGTCGTATTTAAGAGAGCAACACAAATTAAAAAATCAATTAAAAAAATAGTATGATAATATTCAAATTACTTACATTCGTTTTACCGATGACGATAATAATATTCGGTATAAATAAAATTTATAAAAAAATCAAAAACAAATAAAATGAAAGAAAGTATAACTATGGAATTACAAAATCAAACTAAATTGTTTGAATTATTCAAAGTGAAAAAGACCTTACCTAAAAAAGAATGGCCTGCTGAAGCATTATTAAATTCAGCAATTTCAAAATGTGTATTTGATAAAGATAAAGGACATTATGTATATCTTACTTTAAGTGAAGAAAAGTATGCAAAAGCTATAACACATTTCATAAGTAAGTTACAAGATATTGAATTTGGTATTGCTAATGCAGCTCTTAATTACGACCAAATCATTTATGTTCCTACGGATACTGAAAGTGATAAGATGGCTAAACTACCTTTCTTCGGTGATATCCTTCAAATTAAAAATGATGATTTTCAATTATTGTTAGTTCCATATGCAAAAGGTATTATGATACATGGTATAAATGTAAATAAGAAATTACGAAATAAAGGATTAGGTAGTAAGATATTAAATCTATTATATGATGTAAGTGAAGAATTGGATATACCATTATTCCTTACACCTTACCCAGATGATGATGATGTTCCTAAAAAACAAATATGGAATGTAATCAATCGTTTAAGAAATTACTATACAAGATTAGGATTTGGCCCATTGAAAAAGATGCCTTTACTATGGAGTAATTATGAGGACAAATATAGTAATGAAATTTTAATGTAAAATAATTTGTTTGATAAACAAGTTGTGTAAAAACAACACACCCCATTGGATTTATTTCCTTTGGGGTTTTTTCATGCTCAAAAAAAAGTTATCCACATTTTATGTTTTCACTTTTGTTTTATATATTTATTTACATATGAATAATATATCTTTAAGATATGTTTGGTAATATCAAAAATTATTCGTATATTGTATATACAATAACAAATTAACAAACACAAAAACAAAAACTATGGAAGAAATTACACAAAAAGAATTTGAAAAATTACCAATGAATGAACAAATGTTTAGATGGCAATTATTCATTGAAAGTGAAGGTTATAAAAAAAATCTTACAAAGAAAAGAATAACTGAACTTAAAAAGAAATTCAAAGTAGACTAAAACAAAAGGGGAGAGAAATCTCCCCATTACTAATATAAAACAAAAGAAAATGGCAAAAGACCCAGCAGTATTATTTTACACAAGTGATTTCCTAACAGGAACATTCACAATGAATTACGAACAAAGAGGTAAGTATATAACTTTATTATGCTTACAACATCAACAAGGTTTTCTTACTGATGAAGATTTGAAAAATGTATTAGAAGATACTGATATGAAAATATTCAGCAAGTTTGAAAAACTATCTGATGGATTATTCTACAATATTAAATTAAAAAATGAAAGTGAAAGAAGAAAATCTTATACTGAAAGTAGAAGAAGTAATAGACAAGGAAAGACAAAAGATAAGATTGATATATCAAAATCATATGATAAACTAATGGAAACTGTAACTGTAACTGGAACTGTAACTGATACTGTTGAACTAGAACTTGTAACTGGAACTAAAGCTGAAAGACAAGATATGCTTGCAGAAGTTATTACAGGTAGTTTAGATAAAGAACAAAAACAAATGATGAATAAGTTTGACAATTTATTTGCAGATGAAAAACAATAAAATATGAAACAAGAAAAATGGAAATGCATTCCTGGATATAGTAAGTATATTGCATCAAACACAGGAAAGATAATGAGACTACCTGAATTAGCACCAATCCCATCAACATCAGTAACAGGTAAAACAAATGGTAGATGTGGTTTAGTATTATCACCAAGACCACTACCTAGTCAGGGACACTTACAAGTTTGTATTGCAAATGATAATGGTCAAAGAATGATGGAATATGTGCATAGATTAGTTGCATTGGCTTGGATAAAGAAAAGACCAGGTAAAGAATTAGTCCTACACAAAGACGACAATCCTAATAATAATGAAGTAACTAATCTAAAGTGGGGAACTCATTATATGAATTCACAAATGATTACTGTAAGAAATACAGCAAAGACAAAAGGAAAGTATATGGATAGTATGGAAAGAGTGGTTAAATTATATTATACTAATAAAGGTTCATACTCAGGTAAAGCAAAAGACTTGGTTAAAGAGATTGCAAACGATTTAGGTATTAGTGTTGCATATGTTTACTCATTGATATATCATCCTAAAGCAAAACAATTTATATAAATGTTTTGGAGAAGTGAAATATTTTAACTATATTACATTCATAATATGTTTTTATATAAGGTAGGTTAAAAAATACTTCATCGCTATTCAGCATTACATATATGAAGTCCTACTCAACATATTATAACCCAGCCGTTTTTTGTCATTCGTGCTGGGTTTTTTGTTGCTTTGGGCCGGGAATTAATATATATTGTTATACGATTTGGTAAATTAAAATATTTTTCGTATATTACATTAGTAACAAAAACATATAAAATGGCAAAAACAATGACAAAAAAACAAATAGTTTTCTTTAGAGATTTAGAAAACTTAAAAGCAACTCTTCAACCTAGGTCTCAACAAATCCTTAATAATTTACCATTAGAGTCTGATTTGAAAAGACACCCAGTATTTACAACTTACGCATCGGACAAAGATGGTAACATTTATTCTCTTAAATTTAATAAGGTTAAACAAATCAGTAAGGTTAATCACACAAGAGGATATCAACAATTTTGTATACATGAGAATGGAGAAGGTAGAATGTATCTAGCACATCGTTTCGTATATGAATGCCACAATGGAATGATACAAAATGGTTTACAATGTCATCACATAGACCATGACAAACATAATAATACATTGGATAACTTAAAGGTAGTAGACCAATTAGATAATATGAAATACGGAATAGAAGCAGGAGTATTATATGGTGCTGCAAATCCAAAACACCCACAATATAGAAATTAATAATATGAAATGGATTAAATTAGGAACATGGTTAGAATTTATTATAGATGTAATAAGTTTAGGAACAGGTGAAATGATTGCATTATGGATTGCAAAAACATTTTTTAATAGTGATAAGTGTTATTGTTGTGAACGCAAACAATGGCTGAATAGATTAACAAACAAAGATTACAATGGAAATTGTGGAATGATTAAATTATAAATTATGATAGAAATAATACAAGAAGTAGAAACGGATTGGTATCTTATCCACTTAAAAGATACAAGACATTATCAAATTTGGAATAAGTGGGATTTATATTCAACTCTATTGAATGCAACATCAATAGATTTAACAAATCCAAAACCATATAGAAGTTTATATGATGAAGATTTTCCAATACCTCAACAGGGTTTGAATGATATGGTAAGTGAATTAAAAAAGATTAAAGAAGAAAACAATAAAAAATACAATAATTAAAACATGAAAAAAGACGAAAGGTTTGGTTACACAACAGAAGGAACATCAATTAGTTTAGCAATTGACGAAAGTAAAATAGACAAAGAAGCTCTATACTTTATTGATTGGCAGAAAGTAAAGAATGTAAATGATTTATTATTAATCATTGCATCATTAGGTATGTCATTTAGTCCGACACATCCAGCATGGGAACAAATTAAGTATCTAGCAGATTTAGATAGACCAATTAAACAAGGACAAGTTGCACCAGAAATGAAAGAACTTAAATTACCGAAACTTAAAGTAAAGTAAATGTTATCAGAAGTTGAATTTAATGAACTGAAAGCAGTAATGAATACTATCACTACGCACATACCCGAACATCAAACAGGATACATTTGGGACATGTATAATAAGATAGATGGTAATCATGGTGCAAGACCATGCACTTGTTCATCAGCTGCAAAGTATTGGAAAGCAGCGGTAGATACACTTAACAATTATATAAAAGTAAATGATAACAGGTAGTTTATCTTTGGAGTGTGAACAAAGGTTAACCAATTTATACATTAATAGTAACGATTGGTTAATCAAACACGCTAAAAAGATTACAAAGAATAAGGAAGAAGCTGAAGACCTTGTTCAAGAACTTTACGAATACCTACATAAGAAATGTAATCCAAAGATATTTTATGGTGTTTCCTATCATATGTTTTATTGTTATAGATTTTTGGAAAGTAGATGGATTAACAAAACCAAAAAGCTAAACCGAATAGTATACAAAGAAGAAATTCAAAGTGAAGATGTTTTTGAAGAATATGATACAGACAAAGACCAAGAGTTAGAGAAGGCACATAGAGAAGTAATTGATGAACTACAAAAGTTATCAGCAACAAGAATGTGGGCACCAGCAAAGATATTTGAACTATATTGGATGAGTGACAAAACTTTGGATGAAGTAGCAAATGATATAAAGATTAGTAAGAGCACAGTTTTCTTATCGGTTAAAAAAATAAGGAAGTATTTAGAAATGACATTAGACAATCCATTCAAAGTAGATAAAGAATAAGTTATGGTAGGAGGATTATGGGCTAGAAAGTTTGACCACAAGAATGGTGAAGATAGGATATGTAAAGAATGTGGTTCTGCATATCATACAATGAAACCAATTAACAAATGTAGATTATGTGTTAATAAAGCACAAAAAGTAATTGAAGAAAAAAGAAGAGCAAAACGTCCTCTAAAAAAACCATATCCTTTTAATAATAGAACAAATGAAGCAGGTGCAAGATTTTGTAGTATAAGAACTGCTTTAAGTAATGCATGGAAAGAATACAATAAGACCGGTGATAAGTCTTATGTTCTTGCACACTATGAGAAACAATTAAAAGAAGCTAAAGAATTAGGTATAATGGAATGGATATTTGATAGAAAGGTGCCAAGAGAAAGAAAAGATAATAATCTAAAGACAAAGAATATGATTAGAAAAGAATATCCTGATACTCGCGGACACTATGAAGACTAACTACCATTCAATAGATTATAAATATGTTTACTTTGAATTTGATTGGAACTGGATTAAAGATAAGCAGATTATACATAAAGGAGATGAGATTAGTGGAGCACTTTATATTTTAGATAGTGAAGGTAGATTAGTAAGAGGATATGGATACGATTTAATAGACATAAATGAAAAAGAATAAAGACATAGACGAAATATACCTACTCATTGTTGCATATCTCCTCACCATTGGATTAATTATTGCATGGAGTGTGTTTACTAACAAATAATATAAGATGTGTTTATATAATAGTAAAATACAATTAAAATACAATAATGGCGTTCGTTAAAGGAGATAAAAGAATAAATGCTAATGGGAGACCAAAGGGAGCATTGAATAGAACCACAGAACAAATGAGGTTGACTATAAATCGTGCAGTTAATAACACACTATCCACAATACAGGCAGATTTAGAAGAACTAAAAAAGAAAAACCCAGAGAAAGCTATAGAGTTATCAATGAGGTTATTAGAATATGCAATGCCGAAGATGAGAAGCATAGATGTGAAAGGAACAATGGAAGTCAATGCAAAGATACAATCAATCAACCTAAACATAGTAGATGGAACTAAACATAACCACATCAAAGACATATAGGGATATTGATGAGAGTAAAAAGATATGTATACTGCAGGGTGGAACTAGAAGCAGTAAATCATATTCTGCTTTACAATGGATATTAGTTCATTGTTTAATGGAGCCTAACATCGTAGTATCAGTAGTAAGAAAGTCTTTTCCATCTATGAGAGTTAGTATTATGAGAGACTGGCAAACAATACTGAAAGATTTAGAGATATGGTCTGATGATAACTGGTCTGCTACTGAACACATCTATACATTTGATAATGGAAGTATGGTTGAGTTTATGTCAATTGATAGTTCGGAAAAGAGAAAGGGTAGTGCAAGAGACTATTTGTTTATAGATGAGTGTAATGAATTAAGTAGAGAGGATTACTTTCAGTTGTTTATTAGAACAAGAAAGAAAACTATTATAGCGTATAACCCATCTTTCGGAACTAACCACTATATCTTTAATGAAATACAAACACACCCTGAGAGCAGTTTATATATCAGCACCTTTTTAGATAATCCTTTTTTAGAGAAGTCTATTGTAGATGAGATTGAAAGATTAAAGTATGTTAACCCTGAATACTATAAGATATATGGATTAGGTTTACCAGGCAATAATGTAGGAACAATCTTTAGTGCAGAGTTAGTAGAAGTGATACCTGATGAGGCAGAGTTTGTTGCATTTGGTATGGACTTTGGTTTTAGTATTGACCCTACAACATTAGTAGCAGTATATAAATGGAGAGAGAACTTATACTTTGAAGAACTGCTTTATAAGAAAGGTTTAGTCACATCGGAAATAGTAGCTGAATTAAATCAGTTAGATGTAGAGAGAAATCCAATATGGGGAGATAGTGCAGAAGGCAGATTGATAGAGGAGATATATAGAGCAGGATATAATATAAAGCCTGTTAGGAAAGGTAAGGATAGTATTAAAATGGGAATTGATATCATGCACCAACATAAACTACACATCCTTAAAAGCAGTGTTAATATCGTTAGAGAGTTTAGTGAGTATGTGTGGACTGTAAATAAGAATGGTGACTTTGAAAACATACCCGTTGATTACTCTAACCACGCAATAGATGCAATCCGTTATGTTTGCATGGAACAATTAAATCAAAAGAAAATACAAGCAGGTAAATATGCAATATCAATCGGAAGACATAAATACTAATCAAAAGCAATGGAACGAGACCGAAATTAGAGACTTGATACTCTACGCTAAGAGTTTACAGCAAGATAATGAGGATTTGAGAGCAAAAATGATAATGATGAATACTGCTTTAGAAAGAGAAGAAAAGAAAGTAATTAGATTAAACAACATGATAAAATTTTTAACAAATGGTGCAGGAACTAACAATTAACATACCACAATCTTATGAGGACATTACCTTAAAGAAATGGTTAGCATTACAAACTGAAATGGAAAACTATAAAGATGATGAAGAAGCAGTTACTGCTGTTATCTTTTATCACTTATGTGGATTAGACCCTAACCAATTAAAAGGTTTATCATTAGAGGATTACACAAACATTAAAAAAGATATAGAGGACTTTATAGGTAAAACAGAATTACCATTGCAGAAGTTTGTAACGATAGATGGTATTGAGTATGGCTTTGAACCTAACTTATCTCAAATGACTTATGGTGCATATGTGGATATTACAAAGTTTGACACATTTACTATTGATAAGAACTGGCAAAAGATAATGAATATATTATATAGACCTATTGAAAGAAAGAAAGGTGATATGTATTCTATTAAACCTTACATACCAAACGATGATGATGGTAAATGGTTAGAGGTTGGCATGCATGTTCACTTTGGAGCTCTCTTTTTTTTTGTTCATTTGTCAACCGACTTGTTGAGTTCTATCCTGAAATCTACGATGGAGATGGAGTTACCTCACAATATCAGGCAAATTTTGGTAAGAAGTGGAGAGGTTATGCAGCCATTCACGAACTCGCCAATGGGGATATTACAAAATACAAAGAAATAATTAATACACCATTAGAAGAGTGTCTATTGTATCTGTGTTATAAATCAGATAAGAACATGATGGAAACGATGATGCACAATGAGGCAATGAAAAGAAGTAGGTCATAACTATTTTTCCGTTAATTGGTGTTTTTATTAAAATGAAACTATGAGTGGTAAGTGGTCTAACAGTCGCAATGGTAATCTTCGTTATTCTGTCAATAGAGAGAATGCGTCGGGAGTATACATTGGGCCAACTAGAGGATTAAGTTCACCAAAGAATAGCAGAAGAGGATGTCTATGTTTACATAGTGATACCTATGATGTTGCATGTTGTAAAGGTGCATTGATGCAGCAAGGTATTGGTAACATACAATTTGCTCCTGAAGCAGTAGTGCTTACAGGTCCATTCTCTTCAGGCTTTAGCTCAGGTTTTGAAATTACGATATAAATAAAATAAAGATATGTCAATATTAACTAAAAATGCATTATCCGCTTCTAATCAGGCATCCTTTCCAAACAATACAACGGGTGCGATAACACCACAAATCCTTCGTAACTTCAACCAAGATGTAATTGATACATTGGTAGATAGTTTGAATACTGGTAGTTATGCTATTACAACAGGCAGTAATGATTTTACTCAACCAAATAACTTTACATCTATCTCTGCTTCATCATTTGTTTCGGCAAGTCAATTCGTAGGAGATGGTAGCAAATTAACAAACATAACTGCATCAGTTGCGTTACCTATATCTGACGAAGGTATTTTATTAGGATATGCAACTCAATTAAATTTTAGTGGTTCAAACATTAGTGCAAGTCTTCAAGCTGGTATCGCAACTATATCTGTTAACACAAACAATTTAGTAACGACATCTTCTTTTAATTCTTTGACTGCTAGTGTTAATCAATTTACATCTAGCACAAATCAATTTACTGCATCACAAGAAACAAAAGATGCAACACTTGCAAATGTAACTGCATCACTAAACGCTTATACTTCATCTAATAATACAAAGTGGAGCAATTTGGGAACACAATCTGGTAGTTGGGTAACTGAAACCGAAAGTGGTTCATTCTTAATTACTGCTAGTGTAAACTTAAATACATTAACTTTTACCAAAGGTGATAATACAACATTTGCAGTAACTGTTAATACAGGTAGTGCACAAACAACTGATATTACATCATTAAATGCATTTACTGCATCACAAGATACAAAGAACTCTACACTTGCAACTTATACAGCAAGTGTTGATACAAAGTTTACTGCGGTAGGTGTAAGCACATCATCTTTGAATACTTTTACCGGCTCACAAAATACAAAGAACTCTACTCTTGCTACATACACTGCAAGTATTGATACAAAGTTTGCTACATTAGGAACTCAATCAGGTAGTTGGATAACAGAGAGTGAGACAGGTAGTTTTGCTAGAACAAATGTTAACAATACATTTTCAGGTGTTCAAACATTTCAAAGTATATCGGCATCAGGTGATATTAAAGGTAATTATTTTCAAGGTGAGGTATATACTGATGTTATCAAAGATGGATTAGGAACTATTATTGGTGTAGTAGGTGTATCAGGGTCTTTAAGTGTAACTAATGCATTTTCTGCTTCTTTACAACAAGGATATGTGTGGGTTGGTGATAGTAACAATAGAACAACATTAGTTGCTACATCTTCTTTTGCAGGAACTCCAACTAATATTACATCTCTAAATGCATTTACTGCATCACAAGATACGAAGAACGCAACTCTTGCAAATGTAACTGCATCTTTACAACAACAATTAACAAACATAGGTGGGCAATCTGGAAGTTGGATTACTGAAAGTGAAACTGCTTCTTTTGCAAGAACGAATGTAGATAATAATTTTAGTGTTAATCAAACATTCACAAACATAACTGCAGTATCTGCATCATTTCAATATGTTCAAACAACTTATGAAACTTCTAGTATAATTTATTCTAGTGGTAGTAACCAATTCGGAGATGAGTTATCAGACATACAAACTCTTTCGGGTAGTGTTAAGGTGCAAGGTAGTTTAACAATTAACGGACTTCCAGTAGCGACAGGGTCAACTGATATTAGTTCTCTTAATGCTTTCACTGCTTCACAAGATACAAAGAACTCAACATTAGCTACTTATACTGCAAGTGTAAATAGTTCATTGACTAACATAAATAGTTTTACAGCAAGTAATGGTAACACATCATTAAACTCTTATACTGCATCTAACGATACTAAATGGAGTAACTTAGCAGGACAAACTGGAAGTTATGTAACATCTGCAATCACTGCAAGTTCATTAGTAACTGCTTCGGTAAATCTTAACACAATTACATTTACAAAGGGTGATGCATCTACATTTAACATTACAGTTAATACAGGTAGTGGTGGTGGAACAAGTGACTTAACTTCTCTAAATGCATTTACTGCTTCACAAGAAACAAAGAACGCAACATTAGGTTCATTGACTGGAAGTTTTGCAACTACTGGCAGCAACACATTTGTAGGAACTCAAACGATTTCATCTTCACTATTCATTAGTGGTAACATTAATATGGTGAATGGTGCTGATTTAGTAACCCACCATGTTAAAGCAGCAGGAAGTAATGGATTGGAATTACAAAACGCATCATCAGGCATTATAGTTTCAATGGGAGCAGGTGGAGGAACACAAGCATCATTTGTAGGAGCAGTAACTGCAAACTCTGTATCGGCATCTTCATTCACAGGTTTAGGTAACTTAACAACTTACTCAACATCGGTAGATAGTAGATTAGATAGTTTAGAAGCAGCAACTGCATCATATGTAACATCTACAATTACTGCAAGTTCATTGATAACTGCATCATTTAGTGGAAACACATTAACATTTACAAAAGGAGATGCATCAACATTTGGTGTAGTTATCCCTGATGTGAGTGGTTCTACAATCAATACAGGTAGTTTTGCAACAACGGGAAGTAATTCATTTTTTGGTATAAACTCATTTAGTGGAGCAGTATCATTTACAGGTAGTGCACCGACAATATTAAGTTCTTCATTTAGTGGTAGCCTTATTACAAACTTAACTGATGTTTACACAGATGTGTCAGCAGTTAATCAAATTGTAACTCTAACTTCTGCATCTTATGCAGCGTTAGTAACTGGTAGTTTGACTAATACAAATACATTATATATTGTATCTGGAAGCACACAAGTTAATCCTGCATTCCCTTATACAGGTAGTGCATCTATAAGTGGTAGCTTAATCCTAACGGGTAGTGCAAAAGGCAATGTGGTATCAATGAGTATAACTTCTAATACTGCATCTATGGATTTTAATAGTGGTAACTACTTTGAATTAACTGCAAGTGTATCTCCTATTAGAATTGAGGTAAGTAATTTAAGTGGTGGTGTAACATCTACATTAGCATTGAATGGTGTAACATCATCTACAATTAATTTTAGTTCAAATGTATTACAACCATCAGGAAGTGCATATACTGCATCTGTGAGTGGTTCAAATGATATCTTATCGTTTGTAGCATTTAACTCTAATAAAGTGAATGTAGTATCAACATTAAAAATGATATAATGATATTTCAAAACTTTGGATTTAATAGACAGGCGATTAAAGTAGCTGCACCGGCACCAGGAGGTGGAGTTGTGACTACCGGATTGATTGCATATTATGATATTGGTAATCCTGCATGTTGGACAAGTGGAACAACCCTTACCGATTTAAGTGGTAATGGTAATGATGGAACTTTGGTAGGAAGCGGTATTGCATATTCAGGAAGTAATGGTGGCGTTCTATCAAAGGATACAACATCATCATATATTCAAGTACCTACATCAGCTGCAACATCTCTTAATGCAGGAACGGATGCAACGATAATGCAGTGGATTAAATTAGCACAATCACCACCACCTACGGATGCACAAGTTGGTTTTATCTATATGACAAATATGACTAATGATATTGGTCTTGGATATCCATATACAGATAATAATATTTATTCAAATCTATTTAGAGATGATAGACCAAGTTATGGTAATCCTGTTTCTAATTTAGCAGTATGGCATGTAATGACTACATCAACATCACCTGGTTCTGGTAATTGGAAAATGTTTATCAATATGACATCACAAGCAACTGATACAGGTACATCCGATATCAATCTATTTAATAATAGAATAAGGATTGGAGTATCGGGTGGAGGAAGTGAACCATTAGTAGGAGCATTAGGCCCAACTTTAATTTATACACAACAATTATCAACAGGTGATATGCAAACTAATATAGATTACTTTGCAAGTAGATTTTAACAATAAACTATGATATGTCAATATATTTAGGAAATACAGAAATTGGAAATGGAAACTATTTAGGAAACATGTGGATGCCTGATGGCAATATATTCATGTCACAATCAGTTGCACCTCCAGCACCAACGTGGACACCGGCTGACTTTGTAGGATTAAAATATTATTTTACTGCAGGAGCAGGTATTACATTAAGTGGAGATTATGTAACTACATGGACAGACCAAGTATCTAGTGTTGCATTGACAGCTACTACGGCAAATAATTCATATAGACCTTTATATAGTGCATCAGTATCAATTGCAAATAATAAACCTGCATTATATTTTACTAACACAGGTGCACCTTACCAAAGATTACAAAACCAAGTTTCTACCGGTCTTTCTACATCTGATGATTTTTCAATTATAGGTATTATGATACCAACTACAAGTGGTGTAGCTGATTATCAAATTTATGGTGGTATAGGTGCCGGTGGTGATAACTTTGAAAATGCAATGCAAACTTCAAATCCAAGTGTAGCAGACCAATTTGCAACTTATTTAGGGGCAGGTGCTGGAAATTCAACAACAGGTGTTACTAATAATTCTGGTGTGGCTAACTGGCACGCAGTAACATATAAAGCATCTAATGGTGAGGTTAAACAATATGCAAATTCAACAACTGCTGCGGTTACTACTTCAAGGTCAGCTAATGCAGCTAAATCATCTATTAAGATAATAGCAGGTGATTATTCCGATGGTAGTGATATCGGTGGTATAGGATTACGAAATGGATGGATAATGGAATTAATTTATCTAAATGCAATACCTACTCCAACTGAATTAAGTGACTTAAATAATTATGTAAGCACATATTATTAAAATAAAACTAAAAATAACGATTTTTTTAACAAAAGGTGTTTTTACCTTATATAAACAATTAAAATATGAACTCAAAGACAGTATTAAGTAAGATATTAGGACTTTTATCAAAAGATGAAGTAGAAATGACTTACGCTAAATTAGCTGATGGAACAATTGTAGAGTCTGCAACATTTGATGTTGGTGAAGACTTGTTTGTAGTTTCAGAAGATGGAACAAAATCTCCAGCACCAGACGGAACACATGACTTAATGTTGAAAGACACAGAAGGAAATGAAACCATGCTTAAAGTAATTTCTAAAGACGGCAAAATCGTTGAAAGAGAAAATGTTGAGATGGCTGATGTTGATGCCGACATGGTTAAGACAGAACCTATCCCTGCAGTTGGTAACGAAGACAAAGAGAACGTGATGCCTGACTTAAAAGGTCAAGTAACATCTGGAACTCTAAAGATGGCTGAAGAAACTGATGAGGTAATGCCTCTACCAGAAGATACAGAAGCTAAAGATGAAGCAGGTGAAGACAAAGAAGTTGAAATCAATTTAGGTAAGAAAATGGAAGAAATGGTTTACCGAATTGAAGAAATGGAAAAGAAAATGATGAAGATGGAAGAAGCAATGATGCCACCATTATCATCAGAAGTAGCTCAAGAAGTAGATGGTATTAAAATGGCTGAAGTTGACGAAGAAGAGTTACCTAAATTAGATGGTGCTCCAATTGAAGATGCAAATACTATCATGAAGTTTGAAGCAAATAGAAAAAATTATGGTAAGAAAATACAAGACCCACAAAGTTCTTTCTTATCTAAACTTTATAATTAAAATAATTAAAAAACAAAAAACGAATTAACATGAACAAAATTCAAAAATTCGGCACAATGCCAGAAGGTATCGGCCCAACCGGTAACTCTTCATACGCAGGTGAAGCCGCAAGTGGATATATCGCAGCAGCGTTATTATCTGCAAACACATTGGATAAGAAGTTAGTTACGATAATGCCAAATGTAAAATTTAAGAGCGTTATCCAAAAATTAGCCTTATCTTCTTTAATCTCTGATGCATCTTGCGATTTTAACGCAACTGCAACAGCATCAATCTCTGAACAGGTTTTAGTTCCTGAAGAGTTTCAAGTTAACTTACAATTATGTAAGCAACAATTCGTAGATAGCTGGAACGCCTTACAATTAGGTTTCTCTGCTTTTGATGAAATTCCTAAAAACTTTAACGATTTCCTTATCTCTTATGTAGGTGGTAATGTAGCTCAAGCTATTGAACAATCTATTTGGGCAGGTAACGGAGCAACAAATGGTGAATTTGATGGTTTCCAACTTATCCTTTCTGCTTCAGTAGCAGCGGGTGGAGCAACTGCAGTTTTACCTGCAAGAAGCACAGGAAGTGGTTCTGCTATCATCTCTGGTAGTATTACATCTGCGAATGTAATTTCTAAATTACAATCAGTAGTTGACACTATCCCTGATACAGTTTATGGTAAGCAAGATTTAGTTATCTATGTTCCTACGAATGTAGCTAAAGCTTATCAATTAGCATTAGCAGGAAATACTTCATTAACAAATGTTGCTAATTCTACAACTAATGGTGGTGCTAATGGTTACCAAAATCAATTTACAGTTGGTGAAAAACCATACAACTTCAATGGTATTGATTTAGTATTATGTCCAGGTATGACTGCATCTAAATTAGTTGCAGCTCAAAAATCTAACTTATTCTTCGGAACAGGTTTGATGTCTGACACAAATGAAGTTAAGGTGATTGATATGGCTAACATTGATGGTTCTCAAAATTACAGAATTATCATGAGATACACTGCTGGTGTTCAGTTTGGTGTAGGTCAAGACATCGTTTACTACGGAGCTTACTAAAAAATAATTAATATGGGGTGATGAAATACTCACCCCACTATTTAACAAACAAAACTAAAAATTAATAATATGGCTTACACATCAGGACAATGTACAGTTACCCTAGGTAGACAAGAAGTCTGCAAGGAGTCGGTTGGTGGTTTACAAGGTGTATACTTTATAAACTATTTCACAGGTTCAGCGACTGTCGGTGCAAACGACCAAGTAACAGCATTAGGAAACCCAAGTGGTAGTTCAATATATTATTATGAACTTAAAGGAAATTCTTCTTACACAGAGACTGTTAACTCATCTAGAGATAACGGAACTACATTCTTTCAACAAGAATTAACTCTTAACTTAAAGAAGTTGACTAACGAAATGACTACTCAATTAAAATTGATGGCATACGGTAGACCAAAGATAGTAATTTGGACATTAAATGGTGAAGCATTACTTATTGGTAACAAAGAAGGAGCAGATGTAACTGCAGGAACTATTCAAACAGGTGGAGCATTGGGTGACCTTTTCGGTTATTCAATCACTCTTACAGGTTTAGAAAAAGAGCCGGCTTACTTCTTATCTGGAAGCACAGTAAATAATCCTTTCGCTGGTTTAACAACACAACCAACTATTGTATATGGTTCGTAATTAATATAACGAATTCTAAAATATTAAACCCTTACAGAGATGTAGGGGTTTTTTTATTGTCATAACTATTTTTAGATAAAGTGGTGTTTTTATTATATAAATTATAGATAATGCAGAGTTATTATATCTCACAAAGCAACTCATATACCTTTAGAACCGAGCCAACAGCATCTACATTGAATGAATTTACAATGTCTTTGACTGATATGACTACATTGCAAACATTTACTGCTTCAATGACAGATATCACTTATGAAGGATACCAAAGTTATATAGGGTTTACTGCAAGTATAAGTGGTGCAATTGTTGCATCAGAATATCGTGCAGTATTATATAACGGAACTCCAACAGGTAGTGTTGATATATGGAGAGGTTCAGTTCAAGTATATGCATCTCAAAGTATAGATAAATCCGTATATGAAAACCAAATACCTCCAATCACTTCACACGTAAGTGAAAACAAATACATAATAATGAACTAATATGAAAGGAAAACAAAATTTCGCAATTGTAAATGTAAATAATAATCAACTTCCAATAATTACGGAAGATACAAGAACTCGTTACACATGGATACCATTTGGTGTTTATGGACAAGATGATTTCTTTGATGCAATGATTGCTGCATACAATGTATCAACTACAAATGCAGCATCGGTAGAAGGTATTGCTGATTTAATATTTGGTAAAGGAGTTTATTCTAAAAATGAAGCCTTTAACGAAACATTACAAAAATTAGTTCCACAAGAGGACTTAAAAAGAGTAACATTTGACTTAAAGTTATTTGGTAATGCAGCGTTTCAAGTATATTGGAACGATGACCACACAAAGATTAAAAAGATGTATCATATTCCAGTGCAAACACTTCGTGCTGAAAAACTATATGGTAATCCAAAGATAGAAAACTATTATTATTGTGTTGATTGGCATGATAACAGAAAGATTAAAGAGAAAAAGAAGATACCTGCTTTTGAAACATCAGAAGAAAAGTTAGAAATACTTTACATTAAGAATTATTGTCCAGGTTTATACTATTATTCCCTTCCTGATTGGATTAGTTCTTTACAATTAGCAATTTCAGAAGGTGAGATAGCTAATTTACATTACAATAACATTACTAATGGTTTCTTACCAGCAGTAATGATTAACTTTAATAATGGAGTTCCTGCACCTGAAGAAAGAGAAACTATTGAAGATTTAATTCAAGCAAAGTTTACAGGAACGGATAACGCAGGTAGATTTATGTTATCATTCAACGATGACCCTGCAACTAAACCTACAATTGATGTAATTAATATTGAAAACTTACATGAGAAATACGATTATGTTGCAGATTATGTTCAAGATAGAATATTAGTTTCACATAGAGTAACTTCTCCTTTATTATTTGGTATTAGAACAAAGAATAATGGTTTCAGTTCACAAAGTGAGGAAATGAAAACAGCATTTAGCATCATGCAAACAATGACTATTGCTCCATTCCAAAACTTAATCTTAAATACATTAGATTACGCATTAACTTGTTCAGGATATACGGATACTGAATTATACTTTGAACAATTAACTCCATTAGTAATTTTATCACAAACTGCAGAAGAAACTGGTAAGACAGTAGGACAGGTTGAAGATGAAACTAATAAATCAATGGAAAATCCTGCATCAACCGATGATGGACAAGATGCAAATGTAGTAGACCCATTACCAAATGAAAAGTTTTCTATGTTAGAAGTAAATAACTCACAATACGAAATATATAATAAAAAATAACTATGTCATACGCATTATTCATAAACAGAAACGATATTATAAAGAACACTCCATTGCAAGGTGCAATTGATGCTGATGCTTTATTGCCATTCGTTAGAACTGCACAAGATAAATACTTAAAGAACTTATTAGGAACTGTTCTTTTTGATTTCTTACAAGACCAAATAACTGCTGGGACTGTATCACAATTGACTGTATATTATCAGGACTTATTAGATGATTACATTAAAAATACTTTAATATGGTATTCATCAGTTGAATATATTCCATTTAGTTCTGTTCAATTCAAATCTAATGGTAGTGTTAAACAACAAAGTGACCAAGGAACGGCACCTTCTAAAAGTGAGATTGATTATTTGTTAGCTAAAGCATTATCAAATGCTGACTATTATGCATTAAGATTACAAAACTATCTAATTGCATATTCTGCAAACATTCCTCAATACTTACAATCAGTTGGTAACCAAACACAAATCTATCCTGACCAAAGTAATCAATACTTCGGCGGTATACAATTATAATTAAAACTATGGCAGCAATCGTTCATAATTCTGGTATAAATTACTCACTTTATTATAATATTTTGAATTATTTCAAAACTATTATGACAAACCACCCTTCTATCATGATGGTATCACAGGGTGCATTGAGTGATTTTGACTACGATGAATTTCCAAATTATCCAGTAGGTAATGTAGTAATTCTTAATGCTAATTGGGGAACATCAACAACAGACTATCAAATACAATTAATAGTAGCAGATAAAGTTAAAAATAAAAATAACGAAAGTGACCCGACAAACAATGAAATAACTATTCCATTTTACAAAAGAGATGATTTAGTTGATATTCATGCAAACACATTCAGTATCTTAAATGATTTAACTTCATACACACAAAGGAGTGTAGATGGATTTGAAATCAATACGGAGATTGTATGTGAGCCGTTTAGTGATAGGTTCAACAATGGATTAGCTGGGTGGAGTGCAACATTCACACTCACTACTCACAACGATAAAAACCGTTGTCTTTTTTTTTTAATTGACCCGAACTTTTTAGGATATAGAATAAATGATTGTATTACTGGTATACCATATAACGCAATCATATCTGTCGGTGAGGGTCAGAACATAGGTGGAGCATTTGCAACTAAAATAAACACATCATTGCCGGCTGATTATGGTAATTTGAAATGTTTTAGTGTAGGTGAGGGATTAGAACAAGCTAATTGGCAATTTGTAAATATTCCAATGGTGAATTGGCCTCAATCTAATCTAATCAATTGTAATATTTGTGAATTATGGATTGAACCAAAGATATGGAATACAACACCAGCAACATGGGCAGGTGATTATAGTGATTTTAGAACATGGATAACAGATTAAAAATAAAATAATAATATGGGAAATTTAAGTAGTCAATATATCTCACAATCGTTTCAATCTCTATTACATTTAGGGAGTGATAATACTGCATCTGTAACTTTTGCAGAAATACAAGATGCATTGGGTAATGGTGTAGGAGTATTTGTAAATACCACAGGTAATTTAAGAGTAACAAATGCAATATCTGCTTCTGCAGTTAGTGCATCAACAATAAGTGGATTTGGTAATCCTGTTAGTTATTCAGCATCTGTATCTGACCAATTAAGGACATTAGAAAATATAACATCTTCTTTAATAAACAAAACTGGAAGTTATGCAACAACCGGTAGTAACAACTTTATTGGAAATCAAACAATATCAGGTGATTTAGATGTTAGTGGACAATTAAGAGTATCAAGCATCTATACAACACAAGAAACTGCTTCTATCATATTCTCATCAGGGTCTAATATTTTGGGAGATAGTATTTTAGATACACAAACACTCAACGGATTAGTTAGAGTCTCAGGAAGCAGTCAAATAACCGGTTCTATGGGTATTTCTGCTAACCTTGAAGTAAAGAGTGCAATAAGTTCTTCTACAATTACAGGTATGGGTAATGTTACAAATTATTCTGCATCTGTATTTAATCAAATTTATGCATTAAATCAATATGATGTTAACAATGATACCAAATGGTCAACATTACTACCAGTAACACAATCTTTAATAAACCAAGTTTATTCTCTTGAATTATTTACTGCGAGTGCACAAACAAACTTAAATCAATTAAATCAAGCATCAGCATCTACCGCTTTAACAAATCCATTTACGGCAAGTGTTAATACCAAATTTTTAACATTAGCATCTTATACAGGAAGTAATGATACAAAGTGGACAACATTACAAAGTTATACTTCAAGTGTTAATACTAAATTTACAACATTAGGAAATTTAACAGGTAGTTTTGCAACTACTGGTAGTAATTCATTTACAGGTAGTCAGAGAATAACAGGAAGTGTTTATGGAAATATAATACCATTAACTTATACTGGCCAGACTGCAAGTGTTGATATGAGTAAAGGTAATTTCTTTACATTAAATGTATCTGGAAACACATATATTTCTGCAAGCAATATAAATCTAGGACAGACATCAAATTTATTATTAACACAAACGGCAACATCAGGTAATGTTGTTTTTTCAACGCAATTCAAATTACCAGGTGGATTTGCTTTTAGTTCATCTTTAGCAAGTGGTTCACAGGACATCATAACATTTGTTGCATTTACAACATCAAGTTTATATACAGCATACATTAAAAATTTATCATAATGAAGTTTTCAGCTTTTGCATTTGAGTCTTCTGTTGATAATATGTATTTATTAGAATATCTAGTAGTAGGCGGTGGCGGGGGTGGTTCGTATCAAGGTGCTGGCGGAGGAGCTGGTGGTTTACAATCTGGAAGTTTTTTAGTATCTGCATCTTTATCATTACCTGTAATTGTTGGTAGTGGTGGAACCGGTTCCAATCAACCTGACACTGTTGGTGGTAATGGTCAATCATCTTCATTTTATGGAGTTATATGTTTAGGGGGTGGTGGTGGCGGCCCTTATAATAGCACTGGTAGTAATGGTGGTTCTGGTGGCGGTAATTATGGTAGCGGTAGTGTTGGCCAAGGTAATAATGGTGGTGCACCATGGTCTGGAGGTGTTAATGAAACTAAAACAGGTGGTGGTGGCGGAGCTAGCCAAAATGGTATAGACGGGCCAACTAGTGCAGGAGGTAGTGGTTCACTTTGGTTAAATGGAATATTCTATGCAGGTGGAGGAGGAGGTGGTTCTCTAAATGTGCAGCCTGGTCCAGGAGGTTCCGGTGGCACAGGTGGTGGTGGAACTGGAGGAGGTGGTTTTTTCGGTGCTACATCAGGTAGTGCAAATAGAGGTTCAGGTGGAGGAGGTGGAGGAAATTATAATGAAGGAATATCACCAGGTGGTAGAGGAGGTAGTGGTGTTGTAATAGTAAGATATAGAGGAGCCGGTAGAACAACTGGAGGAAATATATCATTTGCAAATGGATACACATATAACACTTTTATTACATCATCTACATTTACTTTTAATCCATAATGGCTACAATAAACGACATAACTAAAAAGGCAAAAACGATTACTGATGTGCTTGTTAGACAGGTTGCCAATAAAGCACCATACAAAACAGGTAGATTAAGAAAAGCTTTAATTAAAGCAAATACTATTAATACTGTTTTTGATGTGCAAGGTTCAACTTCAAAGGTAATTCCAATACAATCATTTGAATTTTCAATCAATGTTGCACCAGATGATGCACCATATGGTAGATGGTGGAATGACCCAACTGTTGCAAAGAATATCAGAAATGGTAACACATCAAATATACCTAATGCAATAAACTTCGTAGATAAAGCAATCTATACTCCTGAATTTCAAAGAGGATTAGATGAGTTGTTAGATTTAATAGGCGAAACAGTTGCAACAAATATTGTAAATGAAATAGAGTAGGGTATCACATACTTTTTTGAATTTAGTGGTTTTTATATAAAGGAAAAAAGAAATGTCATTATCGTTTACACAAACACCAGCAACAGCATCTTTAGCTCAATCTCCAATAATATTTTCATTGTTAGAGAGCACACCCGTATATACATCATCTTCATTTCAATATTTTGGAGATTTATACTATTGGACTGGCTCCGTATCAAATTCAGGAAGTGTTCCTGATTACACAATTGCAAAATTCCCAAATACTGCAAATGTAGGTATCTTTGATTTGAATAGAATTATCAATTCAACTCTTACGGATTTAGCAATTGCTAACTCATCAAATGTAAAATACTTTGCAGTTGATTTTTATTATCAATATTTAAGTGGGTCAACATTCGTAACAGGCTCACATGTTAAATCAAATGTTTATAAAGCATTAGATGGATATGGTTTATTTCAACAACCAATCGGACAACAATTATTTACATCGTCTGTTTATTGGCCATTGATGACTGATGGGCCAGTTACACAAAGTTGTTTTGACTCAAATGTTGGAACATCAGGTGTATATGTTGGTAATGTGGGTGGAACAAGTCCAACAAAGGTAGTTTATACTTCTAATTTAGGTTCTGCTGATTATGCAGTTAGTGGTAACACATCTTCATCTGCACAAATTGCAACATATCCAATAGGGCCAACTCAAAGTGGTTTCCCTCTTTCAACAATAGGATTAGAATGGTTTGCTGTTCAAGCATATAACGGAGCAAGTCCATTAGGAACTTCTATTCGTTATGATTTAACTTGCCAACAAAAATATCCAAATGTAAGAATTAAGTGGAAAAATAGATATGGACAATTTGATTATCTAAACTTTAATATGATAAGCAAACAATCTTTTGAAACTGAAAGAAGAACTTATCAACCACAATTAGGAACATGGGAAAGTTCAACACTATCCTATCAACCATACGACTCGGCAAATCTTGCATATATCGTAGATAGTAAACAAGGATTACAGGTAAATACAAACTGGTTGCCTGAAACTTATAATGATATTCTAAAACAATTATTAGTAAGTGATGAGATTTATTGGGTATACAACGAAACAACTAATTCAGTAAGACCTATCACTATTGTTACACAAAATATCGTATTCAAAACTGGAGTAGTTGATAAGTTAATTCAATATCAATTTGATTTCCAATATGGACAACCTTATAAGTTAATAATGTAATATGGGTATAATATCAACACAAGCGTTTACTTTTAGATTAATAGCAAACGGAACAGAATTAGATATATTTCAAGACGAAGATATTAAGTTATCAAATAATGTAACGGGTCTATTTGATATAGGTCAGTTACCTTCTGATTTTACTCGTCAAATTACACTTCCAGGAACAAAAGTAAATAATGCTTTCTTTGAACATGTATACGATATTAGTATTACAAATCCATTTCTTTTTGCAACGAATATAAAAGTTCCTGCATACTTTGATTTTGACTCTGTGTATTTATCAAATGGATATATTCAGTTAAACAAAGTAAATGTAATTGCTAATAAATTTATTGACTCATATGAGGTAACTATTTATGGAACTCTTTCTAGTTTTGGTAGAGATATCAATAGAAACTTCTTAACCGATTTAACATCGCTAGCTTCATATAATCACACTGCATCTTACAATAATATTACAGCAAGTTGGAGTGGTAACTTATTCAATGGAGATATAGTTTATCCTCTTGCAGATTATGGTTCAGGATATGAATTTACACGAGGTAGTTATGAATTATTTGGAATGGATGACCAAGATGGTGCATTGACAGTTCAAAACTTCAAACCAGCAATTAGAGTAAAACCAGTATTGGATGCAATATTTTCAGAAGCAGGATATACATACTCATCATCATTTATGGCACAACCTATGATAGACGACATTTATATGATTTGTAATAACTCATTAAAATATCCTGAATTTGCTAGTGTTGATTTAGAAACTTATGGTAAGATAAAAGTAGGTGCAATATCAGGTAGTGGTATGACGGATATAACTCTTGCATCAGGTAGTTGGACAACTTTGCCTTGGTATAACAAATTATCAGACCCACAAAATTTCTATAATAACGGAGCATATACAGTTGATAAAAAAAGTAATCTAAAAGGTATATTAAATGTAAATCTAAATGTAAGTTGTTCTGTCAATAATATGCCAGGTACACTTTCAGCAAATGGAACATGGCAAATCCGTATGTTAGAAACAGGTAGTTCAACACCTTATTCAACTCAAGCAATACAATCTTATATCCTTTTCTTTAACCAACTACAAGAAAGTAGAGGTAGTTTTGGTATCAATACAACATATCAGTTAGAAACCGAATTTAACTTAAATAGTATACCTGTTGGTAATTATTATTTTCAAATAAGGCAATCTCCAAACAATGCACCACCTACTGCTCAACCACTTGTAACATTAGACCCACAATCAACAACTAAATCATTTTTAGAAATTAGACAAGTTAATTCAGCAGCTGATGGAAGAGTTATGGATATACCTTCTAATATGCCGTTTGGAACAGTAGGTATTAAACAAATTGATTTCATAATTGGATTACAAAGAAAGTTTAATTTAGTAATTTATCCAGACAAAACAAGATTAAATCAATTCATAATTGAAGAATTTAATAATTGGTATAAGAGAGGTGAAGTAAAAGATTTTAATAGGTATATCAATTTAGATAAAAATATAGAAGTAATTCCAGCAAACAATCTTGCTGTAAATAAATTAAACTTTGGAGATACATTAGATACTGATTATATTTCACAACAATTTGCTAAAGCTGCAAATAGAGAATATGGTAAATCATATTATGTGGATACTGCTAACTTTTTCTCACA